ATCAAGCGCAACAAAGAGATTTACGACCTTTGGAAGCGCAAGCGCATGACCTTTACCGCCATCGGGGTAATCTACGGGTTAACCCGTGAGCGCATTCGCCAGATAGTCAGACAGATAGAGGCAGAGAATGTTTAGGATATTCGGGCCTCCCGGCACTGGGAAGACCACCACCTTGCTGAACATGGTGGATGACGCCCTAGAAAGCGGCATTCACCCACACCGCATAGCCTTCTTAGCGTTTACCCGAAAGGCCGCCAACGAAGCCAAGGAACGTGCTGCGTCGCGTTTTAACTTGGACCCCAAGAAAGACCTCATCTATTTCCGCACCCTGCACTCGCTGGCGCTAACTTTCACAGATATTAGGCCCGAGCAGGTGATGCAGCCGCAGAACTACAAAGAGCTGGGGAACGCAATCGGCGTCAGTCTAGTTGGCGCAAAACACGACCAGTTCGAAGACGTCCCATCAATGACCGCGGCCAACGATCCTGTTCTGGGGCTGATTAACCTAGCCCGGCTGCGGAAGGTTTCTCTGCGCGACCAATACAACATGAGCCACATCGAAGCTGACTGGAACACGGTCAATTACGTCGACAAATGCCTGCGCGAATACAAAAAGAAGATGGGCGTTTACGACTTTACCGACATGCTGGAAGAGTTTGTGCGGCAGTCCGACAAGTATTGCCCAGAGTTTGATCTGTGCTTCCTCGACGAAGCGCAGGACTTGAGCAATCTGCAATGGGACATCGCCGACATCTTGGACGCTAACTCCAAGCGCATGTACGCAGCGGGCGATGACGATCAGGCAATCTATCGGTGGGCTGGCGCTAACGTCGACCGGTTCATCAACCTGCCCGGTGGATCAGAGACGCTGTCGCAATCCTACCGTATCCCCCGGCGTGTGCATGAAGTGGCTGAAAATGTCGTGCGTCGCATCGCCAGAAGATTTCCGAAGCGATATGAACCTCGTGACGAACTCGGCAATGTGACGCGAATTAACACTATCAACGCGCTCGACATGACACAAGGCTCGTGGCTCATTTTGTCCCAAGCCGGATACCAGCTACAGCCCGTGGCAAGTGATTTAAAATCAAATGGTTACCTGTTCACTTACCGCGGCCACCGGTCCATCAGCGAAAAAGTTTCTGACGCTGTAAATGGCTGGGAGCAATTGCGGAAAGGAAAGGAAATCTCGGGCGAAGTTGCCCGCAAGATTTACGGCTTCATGTCCATCGGAACCCGCGTAACACGGGGCTTCAAGAAGCTGCCGAGCATAGAAGATACCGACTTGGTTAACATGCAAGACCTGTCCGTTAACCATGGCTTGCTGGCCACCAGCAACATGATCTGGTCAGAAGCAATGGACAAGCTGCCCGAGACGGACCGGGCATACATCACGGCTCTGTTACGCCGCGGTGAGAAGTTCAATGGCATACCCCGCATCACAGCGTCCACGATCCACGGATCAAAAGGTGGTGAAGCAGATAATGTCGTGCTATTCACGGACCTTAGTCCAGCAGCCGACGAAGAAATGAGGATCAACCCAGATGATATGCACCGGGTCTTTTACGTCGGCGTGACCCGGACCAAGCAGAACCTCTATATCGTAGACGCCGAAGACACAGCACGGAGTTATGACTTATGAAGCACCCCGGACCTAATTTGGACAAGTCGCGCGCATATGTTGAAACTATTCCATTATGCGATTTGCGGAATTTGGTTGAGCGCCACCATTATTCCCGCGGCGGCGCGAACACCGCAACGTATCGACACGGTCTTTTTTTAGATGGAATTTTGATGGGCGGGGCATGGTGGATACCTCCGACAAAAGCGGCGGCCATGGCAAATTACTCGGGGGACTGGAGACGAGTTTTATCGCTTTCTCGACTTGTGTGCGTTCCGGAGGCTCCTCGAAATAGCACAAGTTTTCTTTTGGCAAAATCTACGAAGGCTGTCCAGAAAGACGGAAAATACGACATGCTTTTGACGTATGCCGACGAATGGCAGAATCACACAGGGGCCATATACAGAGCATGTGGCTGGACCTACGCCGGGAAAACTACTCCCGAGCCTACTTTCGTAAATGCGCAAGGAGTAATGATGGGGCGCAAGAGAGGCCCTAAAACATACACCCGTGCAGAGATGGAAGAGATGGGGTTTCAACTGGTTGGCCGATTTTCTAGGCACCGTTACACAAAAAACATCCGAGAAAAACGCAAAGAGGAGCTAACAGCTATGAACCGAAACGAGGTGAAAAACTAATGAAGCGGGATCACATCCTCAACCAAGCGCGTGACTTGATTAACGGCCCACGGGACCAAGACTACGGCGATGCTCTTGTAAACCATCGGCGCATTGCTATCGGCTGGGACGTTATTGCCAAGACCGCAATCAAAAAACACGGCAGAATAACCCCGGCCCACGTCGCCTTGATGATGGATTGGGTCAAAACAAGCAGGCTTATGGAAAGCATCGACCACGTCGACTCGTGGATCGACAAGGCAGGCTATACAGGACTGGGCGGCGAATTTGCCCTTAACGAAGAGGAACCAGATTTTGGCAGGATTACAGATGGCGATGTTCACACCCAAAAGTGAGTGGGTGCCCCCGCTCGAATTACCTGACATCACGTCGGCATCGAAGATTGCCATCGACGTGGAAACAAAAGACCCGAACCTAAAACAAAACGGTCCGGGTTGGCCTACGAAGGACGGCTACATCGTCGGGTATGCCATCGCTGTCGACGGCTGGTCGGGCTATTTACCAGTCCGCCACATGGGCGGTGGTAACCTCGACGAAAAGATCGTCAATCGGTGGCTCAAAAAAGTCTTCGAATGCCCTGCCGACAAGATCATGCACAACGCCCAATATGACTTGGGCTGGATCAAAGCGACAGGCTTCGAAGTCAATGGCCGCATCATCGACACCATGGTCGTTGCATCGCTTCTGGACGAAAACCGTTTCAGCTACAGCCTCAATGCGCTGGCCTACGATCACCTGAACAAAACCAAATCAGAGAAGGCCCTCGTCGAGGCCGCTCGGGAGTTCGGCATCGACCCAAAAGCTGAAATGTGGAAGATGCCAGCTATGTACGTCGGGCCATACGCGGAAGCTGACGCTGAACTTACCCTCGAACTCTGGAACTACTTCTCCGTCCAGCTTGGCAAAGAAGATTTGTGGCCTATCGCGAACCTCGAACTCGATCTGCTTCCATGTCTCGTCGACATGACCATGCGAGGCGTTCGCGTTGACCAAGATCGCGTGGAGCGGACCCGCGACATGCTCCTCAAGCGAGAACGGGATGTCCTGAAACAGATTAAGAGCGTGGTTGGCGGTGACGTTGAAATCTGGGCTGCCCAGTCTCTTGCCAAAGCGTTCGATAAAGTCGGCATCCATTATCCAAAGACCGAAAAGGGCGCACCCAGCTTCACGAAGCTCTTCCTCCAAGAAAACCAGCACCCCCTCGCGCAGCTCATCGTTGAGGCGCGGAATCTTAACAAGACATCCGGCACCTTCATCAACACCATCATGAAACACTGCCACAGTGATGGCCGTATACATGCTCATATAAATCAAATCCGGTCAGACGATGGCGGTACGGTGTCGGGCCGTATCTCCATGTCCAATCCTAATCTTCAACAGATTCCCGCCCGCGACCCAGAAATTGGTCCAATGATACGTTCGCTTTTCCTCCCCGAAGAGGGCGAACAATGGGCAGCCATAGACTTCTCGCAGCAAGAACCGCGTATCTTAGTCCATTATGCCTATGTATACGGAAAGATGCGAGGCATCGAACTGGATGGCGCAGCGGAGTTTGTCGAAGCTTACGTCAACGATCCAAGCACCGACTTCCATACCATGGTGGCAGAAATGGCCAGCATCCCGCGTAAGCAGGCAAAGACCATCAACCTCGGCATGATGTATGGCATGGGCGTGAACAAGCTGTCCGAACAGCTCGACATCAGCGTCGAAGAAGCCAAGGGCATCATCAAGCAATACCACGACCGCGTTCCGTTCGTAAAAGGCCTGATGACTGGCGTGATGAACCGACTGAACGAGAAGTCGTCTGGCGGATCGCTGCGCTCTATCCTTGGACGCAAGTGCCGCTTCGACTTGTGGGAGCCCGACACGTTCGAAATGAACAAGGCGCTGCCATACAAAGAAGCAATCGACACCTACGGCCCTACGACCAGACTGAAGCGAGCCTATACTTACAAGGCGCTCAACAGGCTGATCCAAGCGTCGGCTGCCGACATGACCAAGAAAGCCATGGTTGATCTATACAAAGCAGGTCACCTGCCCATGATCCAAATCCATGACGAAATCGCCATGTCTGTAAAAAGTGTTGAACAGGCGCACGAAATCGCTAGGATCATGACAGATGCTGTTCCGCTCGAAGTCCCCTCCAAATGCGACGTCGAGATTGGTCCGTCGTGGGGCGAAGCGAAATAGCATCGGCTCCATATTGCAAGACACTGCTCAACTGACCCCGCTTCGGCGGGGTTTTTTTATAGCTCGTCGCGAATGGCCCTACCCAACGCACCATTAACAGTACGATCAAATGCTGCAAACATCGGACCACTGTTAACTTCAAGGAAAGTGTCGTCCATGAAGTCTGCCGCACAGTATGTCAGTCCCAACTTTTTTGCTACGGCTCGCACACGCATCACCGTGTCGTCGTCAAAATGTTCCACCTCAAGGCGCGTGTTGGGATCGTCACGGTAATCCAGCATCGTCGTGTGCAGCTTAAACCCCGCATGTTGTTTGCCAACCAGAAACAACCGACGGTTCATCCCGCGTATCCGTTCCTGCACAATCGCCGTGTACCTCGCCTCATTGTCCGCAACACAATGGGCCCCTCCAGTCAAGGGCTTCACAACACAGTCCCCGTCCATCGGACCACGGCCAATAATTGTCTTCGGGATCGGCAGACCAACCGTTTTTGCAAGATAGAGATTTCGTGCCTTGGTCGGCGTTTCCCTGTCATAACGCCTGTTGTAACGTCGGATGTCCGGATGGCAGGCCAAATAGTTAACAAACAAGTGCCAGTTGTTATATTTTTGGTGTGTGTTCTCAGCAAAAACGTTTGCCCGCCCAAAAAAAGCGGTCATCTTCAACGGCTCACCGTCCACGGACAGCGTATCCGTCTCCAAATCCCACGTTAAGTTAGCCTCTTGGTCGACGAAAACGTCAAAATATTGGCGGACCGCGGCGATATTTGGGTCAGACATCTGACCGAACAACACATACGTCATGTTACCTCCGTTTCTCTTGCATTCTTGCATATTCTCTTATAATATCCTACACATACCGGAGTTTCGGAGGAATGTTAATGGACACTACACGTTGGAAAAGCGTCCTCGTGCCGAGAGAGGTCTACGAGGAGATAAAAGAGTTGTCGAAAAACGAAGGACGCACCATCGGTGGCCAGCTCCGCGTCGTCTTCGATTGGTACAAAGAATCGCAGGCCTTGGATGAGGTAGTTCATGACCCAGACGAACGACTTGTCGAACGAGCCCGGTGAAATACACAAGCGGCTCAAACAGAACTTGTGCCCCAGGTGCTGCCAAGAGCTTAAAATCGTTGAAAAAACAGAAGAAACCCTCGTAAGGCGGTGTGGATCGTGTCGACTAGACATTCACGACAGCATGAAAAGTGCTGAATATCCGGATGGAATATGGGATTAGTAGTTGAATATCCCATAAGTGGTGGTATAATGGAGCGCGTGGTCATGGCCACACTCCGTAGTGAAAAGACCCGCCCCTAGTTCGGTTGCCCCCGGCTAGGGGCATTTCTTTTTTAGGAGAACACTATGGAAAATCAGAAACAATTCGTCGACGGCCTCATCGCAAAAAAACCACGGGATAACGCTCCCGACTGGGTTAAAGTCAATCTAAGCATCAAGCGCGAAGAACTCGCTACGTGGCTCACGAGCCAAGAAGGCGATTGGATAAACGTGCAGGTTTGCGAAAGCCGCAACGGTAAATGGTACGCAGAGGTGGATACATGGAAGCCAACAAACGCGTAAGCGAAATCGACTGGAGCTGGGCTGTCTCAACGATCAACCGCGTCGTCAATCTACAAATGACCGCGATTGAGAACGATGATAGTCTGGACAAAGAGACAAAAAAGTTGAAGGTCAATGAAATCGAAAAAGCATGGCAACGAATCCTCACCGGATGAACAAGCTCAGGAAGATTTCTTCCACGCAGTAGACTGCACCGCAGAACTGCTGCAAGAGTTTGAT